TCTGTTGTTTTGGGAGAAGATTCCGATACTAAGGTTGCTATAATTGACTGGGAAGTTTTTAAGGAGTTGATACGTGACTCAGATTACGAATGAGGAACTGTTCCAGATGGCATTTTATTATGCTGTTGGGATTCTTAGTGGGATGGAATATTACGAAGATATCCCTGAGCCAGACCTTGTAGATGGTATTTTGCAAAGAGCAGAAGATATCATTTTGGAACAACGCAGAAATTATGAAGAAGGTTGAGAGGCACGGCATTTTTGGTTGGATTGCAACAGCAGTTGTCGTATTTATTTATGACTATTGGGCAATACATGGTAAACATCAAACAATGTCTAGTGCGTTTAAGAGTGGTCTGTCTAGAAAGACTACGGTGTTTCCGACGTTTGTGGGGTGGGCAATTTTGACATGGCATCTATTTAGGCCGGATTCTTTGAGAAAGACAGATTTATTTTCACTTATAGTAGATAGGAAGGTTGTTGAGTAATTTTTTTATAGACATAGACAGGATATCTGAACTTATGGGCGACCAGGCTGATGAGTTCATTGAGTGCATGAAGATTGTGCAAGATATCATTGATCGACCAGAGACATATGTTGGTGGTCAGGCGATTAGGTATGCTAACCAACTTGCAGCATACAGGACGACTATGATTATTAAGTCTCAGATGTATAAGCGTAAGTCGTCAATGATGGTTGAAGAAGATAAGTTTACGAACGATATCTGGAAGACTATGTACGAAGCTTTGGGCGAAAACATTAACGTATTAAAACTAGCTGCTAGAACAGGAGTATCATGAAGTCATTAGGTGCATTGAGAAAGACGGAAGAAAAGAAGGCCGTTGTTGAGTCTGAGCAACTTACTGGTTCTCAGATGGAAGAGTGGTTGGTTGAAAACATTGACGTTGACCTTCAGAAACGCAATGAGCCGGTCTACAAAAAGGTTGATTATTTCAGACCAAGTAGCACGAATCAGTGCGCTAGATACTGGTATTATATGTTTGATGGAGTTACTTACACACCTACGTTCTCTTCTCAGACTTATCGTATCTTTGACAATGGCCACGCTGTCCATGATCGGCTATATACTTATCTTGATAGCATGGGTATTCTTGTCGCCTCTGAGATACCGATCTCAAACGATGACCCACCAATTCAAGGAACAGCCGATGGAATCATCGAACTGGACGGTAAGAAACTAATTGAGTTAAAGTCAATCTCATCTGAGGGATTTCACTATCGCCAGTTAGCACACAAGCCTAGCGATGATCATGTGCGTCAGGCTAACTTATATATGCACTGTCTTGGTTTAGAATCTGGATTTGTAATTTACGAGAATAAGAATAATCAGCAAATTTTACCAATATACATTGAGCGAGACGACGCTTTTCTTGATAAACTATTTAAGAAGTATAGGAAGATCTATCAGAGCGTACAAGATGGAGTAATTCCTGATCGTCCTTATAAAAGGACATCAAAGCACTGCGCTAATTGTGATTTAGCAAAAATGTGCTGGTCGGAAGGCAACGTTGAGCAAGAATTCGAGTCATTTTGATCCGATATCGTGTAAGAATGAAGATTGTAGAAAGATCTTTGTCCCAAAGACGTATAATGCGATCTTTTGTTCCCCAGATTGCAGAAGAATTGTCACAAACAAGAAACTCCTTGACAATTACTACAAAAACAAAGAGAAGAAGAATTCAAAAAGGACTTGTGAAACTAAAGAGTGCAATACTATACTGTCCTCTTACAATAAAGAGGATATTTGCGAAAGGTGCAAGAGAGAACGATACATAGCAAGACTTGTTTCTTGGGGCTGGGATGAGAGGAGCCTAAGAGATGAGTATCGTTAAGGTTATTAATCAAATTAAGACTATTCGCCTCCTAGCGGTAGATCCTGCTTCTCACTCACTCGCTTGGTCAGTTGTCGATCTTGGATGGAACAAGTTCTCGGTAGTTGCAACCGGAAAGATTGATTTTAAATCTCAAAAAGAAGTCTCTAACAAGTTTTCAGCTATTAGGCAGGGTTTGAAAGAAGTATGCGAAGAACACAAACCGACACATGCCGCTATAGAGCAATCCGTCTATATTCAGAACTTTCAGTCAAGCAGGATTCTTTCTTATATTATTGGATACTCATGGGGGGTGTTGGATGACTATTGTGGCGATGTTTGCGATATCAATCCTCTTATCTGGAAAAATAAAATTGGGTACAAGAACGTTTCGAAGGATGACAAGAAAGCAATTGAGAAGAAGTATGGGACCAAGGGCCTTCAGAAAAGACTCACTGACGAGCGCAAGACTCGGGTGAAAAGAATCATTGAGGCTCAGATGGGCTGTTCTACAGATGATGATGACATAAATGACTCGCTGGGCATTGCGCTATGGTATTATGTAGATCGTGGCTACGGAACCATACAAAGATAAGCAGTGGCTGTACGACCATTACGTCAAGCGTCGTATGAACTTGACGGACATCTGTAAGAGACTTAAAGAAAGCTACAACATTGAGGTTACGCCTCAGGCAGTTTATAACTGGGTGAAGAAGTATGATCTTCTTAAGTACAGAGGCAAGGGTCGAAATTTAGGTCAGACAAGCATGAGGAGGCCCAAGTCTCCAATGCAGCAGGCTGTCGAAAAGAAGCGTCGTGAGATGCAGAAAATTAACAGACAAAGAAAGAAGGGCAAAGGGTTTTGAGAAGATCCGTTAATACTAAAGACATTGCAACTTTTGCAAAACTTGATATGATTTACAATCAAGTAAGATTATTGGAGGCTAAGCAGAATCAGACGGAATACAAGTGTCTTGGTTCTGGTAAGTGCTGTTCAATCGGTCTAAATATTCACATGGCGGAGTGTGCAAGTATTGCTTTCAACCTTCGTCAGCAGTATTACCTTTACATGGAAGATAAGGGCATGGATTATGCTGATGAGTGGATGAGCAGCGTAGTTGATGCTCTTAAAGAAGCTATGTATGATGAGGACTGGCAGGTAGGTGGTGAGACTACTCGCAAGTGTGTATTCTTTAAGGATGGTTGCACGATCTATGGCTTTAGGCCGATGGTGTGCAGGACGTTTGGAACTATTAGCGCAGTTGATGATTACTGTCCTAGGATTAGAAATCCGCATGGTCAGATTGATTATTTTGCGGGTGAAGGTGTAAGAAAGATTATTACTGCCTTTCAGGATCTTCTGAAGGAATACACCTCTGATAAGCATGAGAACTACGATATGGTCGTGTATATGCCTCTTGGTGTCCTGTCTTTCTTGTTGACTACTGAAGAGTTAGAAGAGTTGTCTGAGGATACAGACGACAAGTTCTGGAAGGCTGTTCCTGGGTGGTTTAACTATAGAGTTCAGTACACGAAGGAACATGGATACGATAGAAAGTACCTTAACGAGCAGGCTGTTTCTATTGGTAAAAAGCTTGTATTCTCTGAGGAATAATTTTAACAAAAACGATCAAACGATCACTAACGATAAAAATATCTGATACCATACCTTCGTTGAACATTGTAGTCCCGATTCATTTTGAAGGGGGGTTGGATGCAGATAAAGATTGTTAACGAGACTTTAGAAAAAGTCTCTGAGAACGAATCTTTTACTATTTACAGAGTAATTGAAGATGCAGAACAAGATTTGCTGGAGAGCACTGTCGAAGAGCAAGGCTGACGGCTACGGTTATGCATCATGGAAGATTTCCTCTGGGTTGAGAGGCTTGGCAATGCCGGTCTTTTACCCAGAGGAACTTTCATGTTATAAGGGTATTTCTGAGCGGAGCATAAATATTTCTCTTGATACAGGTCTTACCTATCAGTCCATACCTGACTTTGACAATATTGATATTATGATTAACAATACTTTGCCTGTTGATTATAAGATCACACCTTCTTACAACATTGGTTTTAGTTATTGGGAGACTGATACTTTGCCTCCTAACTGGAAATCAAGAATTTTAGAGTGTGACGAGGTTTGGACTACTTCGTCTTGGGCTAAAGATGTATTTGTTGAAAACACTGGTCACACTAACGTCCACTCTTTTGACCTCGGCGTTAACACTGAAATATTCCAGCCGAGTTTAGAAACTGGCTCGGATAAAGGTTTTGTTTTCACTCATGTTGGAAGTCCTTCACTAAGAAAAAACACACAAATGGCAGTTGATGCTTTTGTTGAGACTTTTGGAACTAATAAGGACTTCAAGTTGATTA